CATGATTTTTTTTCCCGTTCCCATTCCTTTATACTCATGGACTACAGCTAAAGAATGAATGAGGCAAATAGAATTAAATTTTACGATTATAATATAACCGATAATTTCATCTTTAATTCTAAATGTATCTATAGAAGACCTTGAACTATCCAATAAGAATTGGATATGCTTTTTAGAAAAAGCATCTTCGCCAAAATAATATTTTTCAATTTCATGAATGGTATTTATATCTGATTTTTTAGTCATTCTTAACTGGCCTCAAATAGTTAAATTCTATCTTCATGTCATGTTTTTTGGCTATTTCTATTAACTTGTAGCAATGTCTTATGCTCAAGTTTCTTAATCCATTTTCGCATAGGGCAACCGTGCATTGTGCTATACCTATTAAGTCACCTAGCTGCTTTTGGGTAAAACCCATTTTTTTTCTAATTAATTTAAGATTTTTTGCGCTTTTTATAGTATCAAACTGTGTCATAACTGCCTCTTTTACATTATATTATATAAAAGGTATATTACACCAAGAAATTAAATTTTAAAATAGGTATTGTAAATTAATATTTCTTATTGTAATATTTACCAACCTTGAATATGGAGATTGAAAATGAGTGATTTGGAAAATTTCATTAATAACTTAAAAGCATCCGGTAAAACGGAAATAGGATCTAGCGATGAGAGTAAAAATCTTTCTAAGCAGCAAATTGAAATAATTTGCGGATTTTTACTAAGGGAGTCAATCTTTAAAGATAAAGAAGAATCTGGATATTCAAATGAAGAAGTGATGTTCCCAGCAGAATTAATGGCAAATTACATGATATATCAGGAGGAAAAAATAGGAATGGATTTTTCAAATCATGTGAAAAAAGGGGTAGTAGATTTTTTTATCGATAAAGTTGATGGTCTACTGAAGAGAAAAATTCAATGATTAAAACGATACAATTTAAAAACAAAAGGTCATTATCATATGATCGGTCATGGTCATGGACACCGAAATGGTCACGGACATGGTCGAGATCATGGTCATGGGTATGGCCATGGTCATCTACACACGTATATTAAGAAACGTAATTTTAATTATATTTAAAAGGTATAAATATGAACTCAATAGAAAGAATAAAATTATCAGATGAATTGTCTTACGCTATGAACACCGTAATACATGAAAAATGCAAGTTAATAGAATCAGAACCAAGTATGGCTGCTCATGACGTTACCATGGTTGTTTTGTATGCTCTAATGATGAATCTGATCACATTTATAGACAATATTTGCGGTGATTTAGATTCAAAGAATAAACTTCTAGAAAGTCATTTTGAAAGTTGCAAAACTGTTTTAAACAACATATCAAATGGCATATCTCATTAATTACAAGGAGTATCAATATGCAAGAAATAACACCTTATCGATTAATACCAAAAAATCTCGAAGAGGCAATGAATTTTTCTAAAATGATAGCTGCCTCTGATTTTGCCCCAAAGGATTACAAGGGAAAGCCAGGAAATGTACTTGTAGCTTGCCAAATGGGCGCTGACGTTGGATTAAGTCCGATGCAAGCTATACAAAACATAGCAGTTATAAATGGTAGGCCATGCATATGGGGAGATGCTGCATTGGCTATAGTTCAAAATGACAGTAATTATGAATATCACGATGAATGTTTTGAATTTGATAATCAAGGAAATGCAATTTCTGGTATTTGTAAGGTAAAACGAAAAGGACAAGAAGAGTACATGTATAGATTTAGTATAGATGATGCAAAAAAAGCTGGTCTTTGGGGAAAACAAGGACCATGGACACAATATCCAAAAAGAATGTTACAACTTAGAGCTAGAGCATTTGCATTGAGAGATAAATTTTCAGATGCTTTAAAGGGTTTGTCCGTTAGAGAAGAAGTCGAAGATTACCAACCTATAAATACGGGTGTGGATCACAATAAAAATTACACTAGCAAAAATATAAACAATTCCTCAGAAAATAATGAACAATCTTTTATACCACAGATAAATATAGACGACATAGTGAATGAAATAAAATGTGCTACCACTCTAGAAGAATTAAAGGGGCTATACGACACAAACATAGAAATCGTGAAGCAACTAAAAGACAGAAATTTAATGAATAAAATAATTTCTGCAAAAGATGAAAGAAAATTTGAGATTCAAAGTTCTTTTCAGCAAGAACAAACCACTAAAGAGGAGATGACAGAAGAAGACAAAAAATTAATTGAAGAATTTAATGAAGAATTGGAATCGGAGTGATTCAATGATGTTAAAAATGATTAATGTGGGTGAATTATCTATATCATGTTCGAGATTGGATAGAACATCACGTTCAGGTTCGAAGCCACGTGGGTGGATAAGGACGGTGTCATGGTCAGAATCTCGTTTACTTTCATCTTATTTTTCGTGGTCATGCGTGCAATTTAAAAACAAAAGGTCATTTTCCTATTCCTATGGATTGACACGGTCAAGGGGAAGATCATGGACACGGTCAGGGACAGCGTCATGGCCATACGAACGGTCGTGGTAAAATAGTAAGTGAAAAATTAATATAAATTAAACGAGGTAATACATGTCACAAGAAATAAACAAAAAAGATAAAATAGATGCAGATACAATAATTGTCATTTCAATACTAATTGTTCAAATTGTATTTAGTTTTTTTATATTTGATAACTTGGCACAAATAATTATTTTCTTTGTCATAGATGTAATTTATTTTTTGCCTTTTTACATCAGCGCTTATAGGGATCATCCTAATTCCGTAGCTATATTTTTATTGAATACGTTCTTGGGATGGACTCTCATAGGTTGGGTCATATCAATAGTTTGGGCTTCTTTGAAATTAGGAAATAGAAATGGGTAAAAAATTAAGCGACGATGCCATTTGCAATATAGTAAATTATATGATTGATGATTATATTGAAAGTTTAGACGAAAGATTAAAAAATATTTGCGATGAAGATGTTCTATCAATAATTTTTACGTTTAATGTAAAAATTAGCATCATTATTGTTAAAGTTATTTCTTCCTCGAACGGCGAATCAATAGATAAAAATGTTAAACATTTTTTAAAAATGTTAAACGAAAGTATTAAAGTAAGTAATAAAAATATTTACAGTAAATTTAATTAAAAGGAGAATTAATGATGTTTGTATGCACCTTTCATAATTTCTTTATATCCATTTGCTATGGATACGTAGCAGGGATTGCAACCTTACCTCTATTAGGTGTAGCTATCGCGGTCATATCATCTTTAAAACAAAATAAGGAATAAATAATGGAAAATTTATTGATACTTGATACGGAAACCACGGGTTTAAATTATGAAGAACATGAAATCATAGAAATAGGGGCAATTTTATATAATGTACCCACTAGATGTATTGCAAGCCAATTTTCTACATTATTTCCGTGTAAAAATAATGAAGCTGAACACATTAATAAGATACCTTCAAAATTGCTATTAGAAAAGCATATAGATTTTTCTCATGCATTGTTTCAAATGATTAAGAAATGTGATGCCATCGTGGCTCACAACGCTGAATTTGATAAGAAATTTGTGAAAAAAATATTTGTAGCAGAAAAAAAATGGATATGCACAAAAGATGATTTTAAATGGCCTATCCAAAAAGGATCTAATCTAAATCTCATCAATATATCATTAGAAATGGGTGTCCCTGTCGTATCAGCGCATAGAGCATTGACGGATTGCAAATTGATAGCAGATTGTTTTAGCAAATTGGACGATCTGGAAGATAGGCTCAATGATGCTTTGAAAGAAAGGGAACTGTACATGGCAGTCATAAGTTTTGATAAAAAAGAAATAGCAAAACAAGAAGGTTTTTATTTTGATTATGAATTTAAAAGATGGATTAAAAAACTTACTGAAGAGGAGGCAAAAAAACTACCTTTTGACGCAAAAAAACTTCATGTGATATCATAAAACAGAGGAAATAAAATATGAGTAAATTTTTTAGAATATTATTAAATGTATGCGTTTTTTCATTATTAATTATAATTTCAGTAGACTTTTTTATGCATCTACTAAATTTAACTAAAAATTATCCGTGGTGATTTAATGATTAAAACAACAACTTTTAACAAAATAGTTTCGAGGTCAAAGTCATGTTCATGGACATATTCGAGGTAATAAAATGGTCATTTTAAATGATAATTTTAAAAATAGTTCTTTATCATCTTCATATTCACATTACGTTAAGAGCGAGTATTTCAAGAAATGGTGTTGGACGAAAATAGGACCAACAGATCGTTCATATTCTCAATCAAAGTCATATCAATATAACACGTCTGAAAATAATTGAAGGAATTAAATATGGAGCTTAAAAATTGTCCTTTTTGCGATTCATCGGTTCAAATGGAAGAAGATGAATTTAAAAGTAAAACGGCAGTTAATATAATAAATTGTAAATTATATAAAATTCAGTGCAAAAATTGTGCAATATATTTTTCATCATCAAAAAAAGAGTTTGTCATCAACAAGTGGAACGAGAGAAAAGGAAACTAATATGGAAACAAAATACATTGAAATAGAAATGGTAAATTGCCGAGATTGTGGTGACAGTCCTAAATTAGAATATACTCCTCAAGAAGTAAGCAGCATACTGTGTTATCACGTGGAGTGTAAATGTGGCAAGAGAACTGAACAGGCTTTTTCAAAGGTATTTGTTCAGATAATATGGAACGAAGCCAATAGAAAAGGTGATAAAAATGCCTAAGAAATATAAATTAGTGGATAAAATAGAGAAGAGGGGTTTCCCCACCTCTTCTCCTCTTTACAGAAAAGCTCATGCTGCTGCCAATAAGGCAGAAAAAAAGTCTTATCCAAAAGGATTTAAAAAAATGGAAAAAGTAGATAATAAACTTCCAAAGCATCAGCTAGCGGGTACGAACAAACGTTCTGGTAAAATAGAGGTTTCTAAGAAAGTGCCTCCAAAATATAGGAAAGAAGTAGCTTTGCATGAAAAAGTGGAAAGTAAAACCTTTAGGAAATTAATGAGTAAATCTAAAAAATAATTATTGCATTTAGAAATAAATTATATATAATGCTTTTATTAATAAGGAGATTAAGAAATGTCATTTAACTTTTACCAAATATCTAGCAAATACAAAAAGCTCATGAATGACTTTCATGAAGCAGATGAAATAACAGAAGAAATGGAAAGACAGCTAGAAGAATGCAACGAAGATGCTCAAGAAGCTGCAATAAACAAGTATTATGCCATAATAGAAATGAGCCACGAATTAAGCGCGGTTAATAAAGAAATTAAACGTTTGCAATCCAGATCAAAATTAATAAAAGAAAAAATGGAAATATTAGAACGTAAATCCATCCAAAATTTGGAATTCCAAGGTATAAAAAAGGCAAAATGTCCTTATTTCGATTTGAGTATAAGAGAAAATAGAGAAAAAGTTATAATAGATGATGAATCTGTTTTAGATAGAAAGTTTTTCAAACAAAAAATCACTGAAACTGTATCACTATCAGAAATTCACGATGAAATAAAAATAAAAGGCTGTGTTAAAGGTGCTCATCTGGAAAGAACCAAATCTTTGGTGGCAAAATTCGGTAAAAAGGAATCAAACTAATGTTAATACCATTTGAATGGCAAATGATAGACAAAAAAGAGCGCGGATATACTCAAAGAGCAAAAGTTATTGGTGGATGGTTAGTAAGAACGTACGATTTAAACATTGATCCAGAGGAAACAGAATCAATGGTTTGTACTTCGATGATATTCATATCAGACATAAACCACGAATGGAAAATTAAATAATTTGGAGAAAGTAAATGTTATCATTTCATAATGATGCATCAATTAAAGAAAAATATTTATCTCGCGTTATAAAACATAGAATAGAAGATGAAATAGTAAAAGGTATTTACTGGGAAAACGGAAGAGGTTGCGCTGTTGGATGCACAATTCATGGATCAAATCATATGGATTATGAAAATGAATTAGGTATACCCGCAATTTTAGCACGTTTAGAAGATGGAATATTTGAAGGGTTGCCATTAGAAAAAGCAAAATTATGGCCAGAAGAGTTTTTATCTTCAATTAAAGTCGGTGTTGACCTTTTTGACGTTTGGCCTAAGTTTGCCGTGTGGTTACTGGTAGACAAAGATTTTGGAATAATAAAATTTATAAAAAATAAAAATCAAAAAAAAATAATTGTTAAAATTTCTGAATACTACAAAGATTATAAAAATATAACCGCTATTCAATGGAAAAAAATTGCTGATGATGCTGATGCTTATGCTGCTGATGCTGCTGATGCTGCTGATGCTGCTGATGCTGCTGATGCTGCTGTTGCTGCTTATGCTGCTTATGCTGCTTATGCTGCTGCTGCTGCTTATGCTGCTTATGCTGCTTATGCTGCTGATGCTGCTTATGCTGCTTATGCTGCTTATGCTGCTGCTGCTTATGCTGCTGATGCTGCTGATGCTGCTGATGCTGCTGATGCTGCTGCTGCTTATGCTGCTGCTGCTTATGCTGCTGATGCTGCTGATGCTGCTGATGCTGATGATGCTGCTCACAAGAATAAAATAAAAGAAATAAGAATAGCTCAAGCAAATAAATTATTAGAATTATTGCGCGAATGCAATTAGATTTGCCCAACTCCGAATGATTTCTTAGTCATGGTAAGAGATCATCGGGAGATGTGGAAATATCCGATTGTCACATATAAATAATATTTAGATATTTACAAAAAGGAATATTAATATGAAATTGTTTAAATTAGAAAATACATTAGAAAAAGGAGTAGAATTTTTAAATGGAAAAAGAGAAAATTTAATCAATGACCTTAAGTCAAAATCAATGCAAATTGATGAAAAAAGAGAAATAATAAATATTTTATATGGAATATAAAAAATGAATAGAAAAATGACTCATCTAGATATATTTTCTGGTATAGGTGGGTTTTCCTTGGCTGCTAAATGGGCAGAAATAAAAACAATCTTATTTTGCGAAAAAGATAAATTTTGCCAGAAGATATTAAAAAAAATTTTCCTGGGATAGATATTATTGAAAATATAAAAGAATTTGATGCGACACATTTTATTAATAAAGTTGATATACTAACAGGCGGCTTCCCATGTCAACCTTTTAGTGTAGCTGGAAAAAAAAGAGGTAAAAAAGATGAAAGATATCTATGGCCTGAAATGCTGCGAATCATACAACAATGTCACCCTCATTGGGTCATTGCGGAAAATGTTGTTGGAATTGTGGAAATGGAACTCGACAATATCATTGATGACTTGGAAAGAGAGGGTTACGAATCGCAAGCATTCATTATACCAGCTTGTGCCGCGAACGCACCGCACCGACGAGACAGGCTATGGATTGTTGCCAACGCTATGCGCAAGCGATGCGACGGCGGGGTCTATTATTGGGAGCCACGACACATTCAAAAAAACAAAGAATGGAACATGGAGAAAATACAACAAGAATGGTCACAGTTCATCCCTCAGCCTTGGAAGATTATGTCAGCTCATGAATTCATCCAAGCTAATGCCGGATTTATGCGAATCAATAATGGTATACCCCATAGGCTACACAGAATTAGATCATTAGGGAATTCCATAGTACCCCAGTTGGCATATGTATTTATGAAATTAATTAAATATTTGGAAGAAATCTCAAATGAGTCATGAAAAATATTTAGTTTGCCACAAATGTAAATCATATGTGTATGCATGCAAAAATGGTAGGATAACAGGCGATAATAGTTTGGCAGAATTCATAGAATATCATGAACACCAATGTGATGGCTCTATTTCTGTATGGGATGAAAGCATTATTCCTCCATATTCTCCGGGTGGTGGATTATGGGACTGTAATTACGACTATAAAGAGTGGTAGTAAAAAATGAAAAACGTGACCGTAAAAATAGAATATTATCCTCAATTGAAAGATAAAAAAATGGCTTACAGAGTTTTATTGAAACAGAAAATTTCTGTATCAAATATTTTCAATATGGATTCTTACTTGTGGAAAGACATAGGATCATTCGGAACCCTTCAAGAAGCAGAAGAGTTCGGATTGTCTAGAGCTGATAAGGTGGAGTATAAAAAAACCTTGTCCAAGTAATTATTCATGCTCTATAAGAGTGGTATAGTCTTTGATTAAATTATTTATCTTATTCTGATCCAGGTTGATAGAAAACGTTAATATGAGCATCACAAGAGGATATAGAGCAAATAAAAATGTGATTATTTTCTTTTTAAGTTTTCTATCAGCCAAATCTAATTCTAATAACTCAATTCTGTTGCACAATTTATCAACAATGTTAACCAATCTATCCACTTGATTAGTAAGGTGGTAAATTTTTATATCTATTAGTTCTTCTTTCATTAGTAATTTATCCTTTCAAATAACGCAAATGTTGTTTCACTAGCGTTGTCTAGTGCTATGTTTTGAGTAGATAAATTATCAAAGAAAAAATCTATGTAATCAGTAGAACCATTCAAAAATATAATGTCATCAGATGAGCCGGTCACTTGTCCTGCGCTTAATGTGGCTGCTGCTGCATTGCTTTCGGCGGTAGAGATTCCATTTTTTCTTATTCCTACTATAAAACTATTTCCTGGAGAAATAGAGTCACCTTGACATTGAACATAAACTTTGTAATAACCTGCTATGGTTGGTAAAAATCTATAAGTAGAAGTATTAAAAAATGAAAATGTATCGAAATTAACACCATTTATCTGTAAAGTTGATAAATTAGAAGCATTTACAGTTTGAGGAGAACTCAAAAAAGCCCTCGCTATGACAGGAGCAGCAGACGGATTTAAAAGTTGCAAATTAGTTCCGTCATAATAAAATTCTGCTATCATGCCTGCTATTAATTCACCACCTATCAATGGAAGACCGGAAGTCAAATAAATATTTTTGTTGCCCAATCCGCTAACATTTAAAACTGAAGCATTAGTATTATTATTTGCTATTTTTACTCTTATTCCCATGCCGGTTGTATAAGCAGAATAGGACGGAGTTGGATTAGCAATGTAGTTATTCGTAGTTCCAGTATCTGCCACATACGTATAAGTGTTAGTTTGTAGTGTAGCTATTTGAGCATATCTTGCATCTGCGGTAGTCTGAGAAATTTTTTGTGTCAGCGATTCGTTTATGAATACCGTGGCTGGATAAGGTGATATATTGCCAGATGTAATGGTTGTCTGTCCGTACTGCAATAAAATTATCCATAATCCAGTATAACCAGCATCTGGTGTAGGTACAGGAGGAGGATTACTTGAACTTGGCGTACCTTCTACTAACCGAAAATTTATGTAATCTTGCCTCGTTTCTGGTTCTGTGTTGGTAATGGGCGAAGCAGGATTAGAAATATTAAAATATTGACGAGGCTGGGGATTAACATCACTTGTTACTGCCTGTGCTTCAATCATGTAATAGACATACTGTCCAGTCGTTAAGTTATTTATCAGCGTAAAATTGTTAGTTGCGGTGCTCGCTAGGCTTAAATATTGCTTGTATATCGTGTCTGCGGTATCAGCAGGCAGTCCACCTCCCAATCCACCAAACGTTGTAGAATCTGCCACGGCGTATTCATACATAGCACCTGGAGCCACATTGACAATCAATCCACTTACTGGCGTGCATGCTAAACCACTAAAAAGTATCGGAGTAGATAAACCATTTGCCAATACTGTTTGAGCCAGCCAACTAACATCCATCATTTTATAAAATTCGCCCAACAATACATCGGTATCGGAGAGAGTTTCAGCTGGGTATACCAATTTTCGGCCTGATCGTATGAAAGACATATTTTTATACCTTAAAAAGAATCTATAAATTTAAAATATACTATTGGTAAAGTACCGTAAACTTTTGTTATTTCTATCAACTGTAAAATATCATTTTCAGTTATGACGCTTGTAATAAAAGATGAATTACCAAGCCACCAATTTATATTCAATCCAGCCACGGTTGGCTCATTCAAGCAAGGGAAATTTCCCATCCCCTGATATGATGGCAAGAATACAATTATTATACACGTATAAGGTTGTAATCCACTACCAAGTGAGTCATTAATGTTCAATCCGCATCTAGTGGGTGTATTTAATGACATTCCATCTTGTGCATTCCATCCTTCATAAATTATGGGAGGATAGCCAGTCACTTGCAGAAGCATGTTATACATGGCTTGTCGAGTTGCTTTTGGCCTCAATATGGTAGATAAAATTCTACTTCTGTAAGAAGTATCATTTTCATTAGGATTTCTAGGCAAGAGATTACCAAGATAATCTTGTGATATTAAATCTAAGTTAATATCAGTTGCCGTATGTATGCGCTGCTGTAATATCACATATTGATATTGCTGATAGTATAGATCCATAACAGCCACAAAAGCGGCCAATAATGCATCTAAGTTTGGATGCTCTAAGCCAAACCAATTGGGTAAATTAGATAAATACCTTTGATAAATACTTTGTGATACTTCGGGCTGTGTGTCATTCGGTATTATTATCATGGATAATTTACCGTTATAGAATTTATGGTGAATGCGTCCTTATAAGGCGCGGTAACATCGGTTGACATACCATTTATAGTCAAAGAATTGACGTTAATCAAATAAGGTCCTGCTTGACTATCCCATATGACCTCATACAGTTTTGAATAATATATCGTTCCAGCAATAGGTAAATTCATTACGAAAGTAGTTATGGCTTGTTGTATGTAAGCAGTTGCCTGAGATTGGCTAATGCCGGATGTGATAAAAGCATCCAAGACAATGGTCAATGCAAATGGAACAGGCGCATGTACTTCGTATTGGATTGTTAGGCCTCTATATGCTTCTACAGCGTTCTGTACGCTAATGATAAGATTTCCCGGCGGTGATCCAGTGCCATCATCAGCAATAACGTAAAAATAACCAAGCCTGGTCGTATTAGTAGAATAATCTATATTTTCCACAACGACATATCTTTCTACGCCAGGAACATTTGCAACCGCAAATTCTATAGCTTGTAGCGTGGCTCTAAACAATCCTTGCAAATATAGGACAAAGTCAGTTCTAGTTTGATCGTCACTAGCGGCGTTTGATCCATTTGTAAAATCGGATGAATTTGTGACACTGTTCACATTTATCAAGTTTGATAATATGGTATTTATTTGCCCTGCAAGAACGTTCCCAGATGAACCAGCAACAACTGCTTGTACCGGAACATTTATACTTGATATTCCAATGGCCATTACGTAAGAATTAGAAGCGGAATTATAATTTGGATTGGTAGGATCTGCATATACAGAAAAAATAATCTGCTGCCCAATTGATGTAGGAGTAGTGCCAACCAGCGTACTACCATCTGCTGGAATATTGGATGCACTTGTCGTTACAGTACGTGAAAAAGTCACTTGACCGGTAGCAGCTACGGCAGGAGGACGAGAATATCCAAAATCAGCTATGAAAGTGTCTACATCGTTGCCATGACTAGTTGATAGTCTTGTTACAGCTAATAACGCACTGATTAATCCCTGTATCCAGAGAGAATTCGCAGCATTAGACTCGCACAGTGCTCTCAAAATAGAACCGGTGCTAAAATCTACCAACTGATTGCTATTAGCCTGTATGGCTGCAACCATGTCATCAACTATCGTTTGAAAACTTTGCGTTTGTAAGGGCATTTTATTTCTACACGTTAAAGGTTAATACAATAGGTTGTTGAGTTGGATTTTCTGTGTAATTGATTTGACACCACAATCCACCTTGTATGGTCTGCAAAAAAATTTCGGGAGGCGGTGTTTGAGAAACAGAATCTTCTAGGAAAATTTGGGAGTTTATTAATGATCTTATTTCATCGAAAAGATCCGAACTCAATGCCTGTCCCACAAAATTACCAACCCCAGCACCGTAGTCAGTATGCCATATGTAATCCAAGGGGCTCGTCAATAATCTTCTTAATACTCTTTGCTGACTCCTAGTAGAACCATTTGATATCAATAAATCCCCGGTAATTGACACCTGTATGTCTTGGCCATAATTTTGGTATATGTCATTTAATACTTGAGGAGTTCTATTAGAAATCACTTTTAAAATTCCTGTTCTATATGAAACATAGTTTAACTCGCTTGGGTATTATTTGTCACATAAGTCGCAATACTATTACTGGGTCCACTGGTAACATGGCTAGTAGAATCTATGTGAGTATGGTTGTCATATGCTGCTGCCGCTGCCGCTGTCATTAGTTGACTTAATGTGCCGCTTCCTAAATTAACCTCTGCTGAATCTATGTTTACGATTGGCGCCGTTATATTTATTTCAGTTGTACTATTTAATGATAAATTTCCAT